CCGTAATTCTTCATGGAAATAAAAAGCCCCCTGAATCTCAGAGGGCTTTGACATATTTATTTAGCATTCGCTTACCCTAACGTTTGCCTATCTAATATTACAGCTATTAGGGATATTAATTCATGATGAGGGTCAATAATTTTGTTCTTCACACCCACAACTGTTGACTGGTAAGTCAACAACAATAAGTAGTTTCTTCATAGGCTAACGCAGAGAGTTAGTTATTTTGATCCAATATTACTTGAACTTCAGTTGGGATTTTATAGTCTTGATTTTTAATAAAGCTCGCACAATTGCCAATATGTTTAACATTTTTTATATCATCTATAATCATATTCCCCAAAAATTGTTCCTTTGAAATCAATTTATTATCTATAAAAAATAATACAACATAGGCATCTTTGAATCTACCACTTTTGAAGTAATGAAATTCATCAACATTATAATATAGCTCAGATAAAACAGGCTCTCCCAGTAAATCAATAACTTCTTCTTTTGTAGCCTTCCGCAGTTGTATTGGTAGATACTCTTTCCATTGCTTGGTGTATCGTGTATCAACTGCTTCTATGTCTACAATATAAATTGTCATTGTTTTCGCTTGTTCCTTCTATTGCGTCCTCTCGCTTGTCGTTCTCTTCGAGCCTTTTCAGGATCTAAAAAAGCCTGCCAAACTTTGGACTTTTTATTATACAAGTCTCGTTCATCGAACTTGTAACCTTCAAAGCGACAAAAGTCGCGTAACTTATCCAGATCATCAAAGATCTGTACCACGTCGGGTCGTTGTGCAAAGTAGCCCACGATGTTTTCTCCTTCATCTAGCTAGGTGCATATTGAATATGGCAACCATTTTCACCATCTTCAGAAATGTCAATATTTACGTCTCTATCTGGATAACGTGCATTAACTTTTTCATATAAGTCATCTGCCATCATCTCACAAGATTTGTAATCTACATTAAGTTCCCCTTGATATAGTTTCTCCAACCAACGTTTAAATTGTATAAATTCGATATCCCTATCATCGTGAAATACTTCAATCTCTACTTTGAAATGAAATATGTGTCTATGCGGATATCCCAAAAATGATACATCGTATTCATCTCCGGTCTTAAGTTTAACATCGTCAAGTGCCGCCGGAAATTTATGTATTCCTTCTTTGCGGAACGTGACCCATATCATACGTTTATTCATGTTCATATTGTACTGCCTTTACAGTTATTTGTCAACCTTTATTGGTTCGTCTTTTGAATAAGCATTCCATCCTGTGAATTTTTTTCGATCCATCAAGTCGTGTACCTGATGTATCCAAACTCCAGGATTAGATGCATCAAAATCGTTATCATCGATTTTAATACAAGCATTATAATTTAATTGCTCGATGTGTGGTAATTTTACACTAATCTGTGATATAAATTTTGGACTTTCATTAAAATCACAGTTAAGTATCCATTCATGATACTTTACATCGTAATCTAATGTAACCCAATAGTCTTTGTCTAGTAATCCGTTTATAATAACAGACCATTTCTTAACTTCGCCTGGATGATGTTGTGTTAAGTCTACATTAAAACTTTGGTTAGCACCAAGATATATATGGTGTACCCATTGTTCTTTTGCGTGTTTGATAATAGTGTCTAAAGGTTGGGCTCCTACAACAAATAATGTGTCCATATCATAAGCAGGCGTATGTTCAACTTCAAATCCAGTAAAAAATTTTACTTCAGTTTCAACACCGTCATTATAAACACGTTTCATCGTTGTTCTCCTACTCGTCCCTCTCAAAGGGAACTTCGCCTTCATCGTTTTTAGAAATGACTTCTAAAACTGGTTTAGTAGTACATCCTACATGAACTAGGTCTACTTTCCAATCTTCTTTAAGCATCTCTTGTACAGCCTCGAGTCCACGTGACCTAATTGTGTCTTCCCAATCTTCTACAAATTCAACGCACTCAGTTTTAGTATCAAAATGCCTAGAAAGAACATTTACGATTTCATCTCTTTGAAAACCGCTTGGCTCAATTAATGTGAAAGCCAAAAGTAGCATAAAAGTTTCCATAAGTCTTACCTCTTGTTTGCCTAAATTACGATTATTATACTATTATAACATATTATACGAAGAAGTCAATGCTCTAATTCTTCCAAATAGTCTAATTGGTTGAGTTTATCTTTTATTCGAAGTTTCATTTTTTTGTGCCTTTTTATAACTGCCTTTGATTCCCATGATCGATCTCCATTCCGATCAGTTTCCATTTGTTCTACATTATTATGTAGATAACGGAATTCTTTCTTAAGTCGCCTTTGTCGTTTGCTCTTGCTCATTCTCCAGTTCCTCTAGCTTGTGCTCATGCTCTTCAGTGAATTCATCATCGTCAACTAGGGGTTGTGTATTATCAGCATCTTCAAATAGTGAATTAAACATAGCACTTGCATTCACAGTTCTTTTACCTGTCATACCTCTAGTTCCTATCACTGAAATCCAAAATTTATTAAATTCTTCTATTACTGCCATTGCAGTATCTTTACTATCTGTTGCAAATATAGCCTCTATAATATCTCTAAAGTAAACTCTATCAAAACGTTCATCAACTAGCATTTTTGGAATAACATTATTATCATATTGTCTGTTTGCTTCTTGTACTGCATTAATATGATGCCAAACATTATGTCCCATTTGAATTGCATAACTAAATGAATCCCAACTAGTTCTTCCTTCTTTACCTATCTTATTTAGGTCGCCTGGCTTATAACAACATACTTCTGAAACTTTTAATCCGTTCGTTATAGGTGAATCTTCAAAGTTTTTAAATATACCGTCTTGTAATACTGCATCTTTAAATAAACGAGAATCTGTAGCATACTTCTTATCATCTATACTCGGCACCATTCGGTACACCCATTTAGATCTATCTTCTGTTTCTGTTTGAATATAAACTTGTCCATTTGCAGTTGCTAAGAAAGGACTTGCACAATCAAATGTAACTGTAAAGTTTGGATTGTGATATTTACGAACTGCTCTTTGTACGTCAGTTAGTAAGGCCGCCCATTCAAGTTTAGACGTACCTAAGAAGTGCATATAGTCATGCAATCCTTTTTCTAATAAATTATCAAAACGTAATGCTACAAGTCTTTTTAATACTAGGTGTATGTCACACATATTTTGACCACCCATTGACCACCCATTAAAGTGATCTGTATATTTCTTAGGATCACAATAGTCTTTCATTTGCTGATACCAATCTTCTGCATCAGTATGATTTTCACCTTGTAATACATTAAGGAATTTACAAGCACCAGACTTGTTTTTCATAAAGTATTCATTATTAATGCGTGTGGCATTTACAGCTTCTTGATATGTTGTAATACCTGTAGCTCTTTGTCCAGCCGGTGACCGTGCCACCCAAGCAGGTATATCAAGTATCATACCGTAATCAGCATACGCATCAAGCCACGTTAAGACTTGCTGTCGTTTCTTTTTTGCTCTAGGACAATTAGGATCTTTCCAATCACCTTCCCATACACCTTTACCAATTTGGAAACCACCTGAGTCTCCAAGTATCCAACTGTTATTACGATCCCTATTACGGACCATGTCTTCTTTAGGTGAGTGTTTGTTTACATCAAGTTCGGCGTGTCCCGCACTATATAGACTCCAATGATATTTGAATAAACCCTTTTGTGGGTTTAACCAGTTCATACTTTCTACATCGTTCGGGAAGTTTGATGGAACTCGTGACTTTTCAACATACTCGTCGTATCGTTGCTTTCCTATATAAGTTGCAAAGAAGCCACTTATTGCCGGAAGAAATATTGCATAATCTTTTTGTGCTGTCGTTAAGTCTGTTCTCATTTTTTATCCAAGATGTTCAATCGCTTCATAGCCAAACCATAAAGCAAATATAAGGAACGTATATCTTGTTATTGAAAATAGTGTTTGTGTTTTAATGTGTTTTTTCAAATATGGAAAACCACCAAATACTAGTGCAATAGCCAGTCCTGCCCCTAACCATCCATCGCTTGTATTGTTTACTGATTGAAACATAAAAATACATATTTCCATAAATTCTCTAGCAAAAATAAAGAATATTGTAAACATTCCTACAAACAAACCTGTTTGTCCACTTCTAATGTAGTTGACGTGTTGTTGTAAGTGCTTGGCCATATTTTTACTATTAAAGAACAAGTAAAACATTAATGCAGAAAGTAATGCATACATACCTACTTCGTATGCCTCTAATGCTTCACCCAAGAACCATCCAGATACTATTCCTGTGATTAATCCTAAGAAAGCTGGTACATATACTTTCCAGTTTAATCCTATAGCTGTAGAAACCATGACGGTTAAGAACGCCATCTCTAATGCTTCACGCCCAACGTAGGCAAAAGATGCTAACATTATTTGCTCTGTGCAGGTAAGATATAGTTGTAATCAGTTAATCCTGAATCAACACTAATTTGCATAGCACCTTGATCGGAAAGTTTCATAGTTAGTTTTCCATCAAGACTTAAAATAGCTTGTACTTGTGCTACCGGCCAACTCCAAGAATGTTTTAATTCGTTAACAATTCCTGTATGTTGAAATACAAATGAACCTGCGTGGGTTGAATGATCACCAAAGTAAAATACTAATGTATTGTTTTCTGTTTTAACTGTAAAAACAGTTTCTTCAGCGTGTGCGGCACTTTGTAATTTCATTCTGTTAATTGCCGCGATGCTTGGTTCAAATTCAACTTCCCACGTTGCACCTTTAAATTTAACAGATTTTAATTTCTCATTAATAATTTCGCTATTCATAAAACGATAATCATTTTGGAAATCACCTGCTTCGTTTTCAAAGTGAATATGTGTTGGAATAGTTACTCCGTTTCTATCTGCTTTTTCTACAGATAGTTTTGCATTTTTCTGATATTCCGGATTCTTTAAATGCAAGGCTAACTTATCTAAGTTTGGCATACCAAATGTTTCTTTAAATTCTGAAACTGGATTTTTAGCCGTTGCTGTAAGAATTACAGAACGATCCTCGGCCATACTTTCAATAGTAGTACTTTGATCGTCACCAGTAACTTTAACTAGATCTAAAAAGCCTAGCGAATGTGTATGGGCAACGATATCTTGTAAGATGTCTTTCATACGATTTTCTCCATTAAGTGTTTATTATACAAGTGTTTTAGTCTAAAGTCAAGCATTTTTTTGTAGTCCTCGCTCATTAAAATACTCAAATATATCGAGCGTAGGTTTCCAGCCAGACTTTCTTAATTTAGAAATGTCTGCTTGATTATCAGTCCGTTCGTGCTTATCGCCAATTTTTAATTTAGGATATAAACCTAAATGGTCTGTAATGTCTTTTAGTTTATGTGATTTCCCTGTGCCCAAATCAAATACACCAGTTAATTTTTTATTCATTAAATGAATTAGTGCATCACAAATATCACTAACGTGGATAAAATCTCGTTTATGGTTGCTGTTTATAAAATCAATTTCTCGTCTTAGAAGTTTTGGAATAAACATATCGGGTCTTGGTTCTTGGTCTCCATTGTATATAGTTGTAAAACGTAGGCCTAATGCTCGTCGTGGCGCAATCCGTTCAATTGTATGTTTTGATAATGCATACGGATTCCTCCAAGGTTCTTTTGCAGTACTTGAACTTGCATATATAATTCTTGCTTTTGGAAATGCTTTAAACAATCTTTTTGATGCTAGTACATTGTGTTCCCAATATTCTTTTGGATGTGTAAGACTTCTTCTGACACCGCTCTTTCCTGCTAAATGAAATATTATATCTACATCATAATTTAAATCACAATCTCTAAGATCCTGTCCGTCTTTTAAATCAAGTGTATGAATTTCATGACTGTATAGTAATCTGATTCGTAGTTCTTCACCAACCATACCTTTACTACCAGTTATTAATATTTTTTTTGAGTTTGCGTCAATCATCTATGCCTACCCAAGCGTTTGCTACTCGTTTTCTTAAATCACTACTAGAAAATCTATGGTTACGTTTATTATAATAATGTTCTATTCCTAAACTTTCACCTGTTGTTTTACCACTAAAGTCTTTGCCTTCATACTCAACACCTAGTATACGTACATTAATTCCATTATATAATAAAAGAAGGTCATCTATATCTTCTTCTTTAACATACGGAATAATTTCATCAACATAACGTACACCTTTTAATTGTGTGTAACGTTCAATTATAGTTTGAACAGGTTTATTTTTTCCTGGTCTACAAGTTGGATCAATTTGTAATCCGCATATAAGATAGTCACATTGTTCCTTTGCTTCACGCAACATAGCAATATGTCCTGCGTGTAGTAAATCAAATGTACTAAATGTTATACCAATTCTCATTTTATAAACCTGTTTGTTAGTTCTGTTACTAATTCATATTTGTTTGCAACATTAGATAAATCTTCGCCATCTCTAAAAGATTGCTTATCTAATTGTTTTGCAGGATCCCCATCAGGCCAAATACGCCAACTGTCGTTATCAACAACATCAGATAGTACTAAAAGGTTGTCTTTAGATCGAAACCCTAATTCAAATTTTATATCTACAAGATGTATATCAGAAATATTCTTCCAACTATTTTCTATCGCTTTAAAGGCCGGAATAACAATTTTATTAATAGCACTATCCAACTCGTGTGAATTGAGTAAAGCTAGAGCAGTCATTAGAGGTTTACCTTCAATAGGATCTTTTGCAGAATACAAGTCCCATCTATCTGGCCATTTATAACCTGGATCTCCAAGTTTAATATATGGATCTGTATATACACCGTCGGCCCATTTACCTTCTACTAGATATTTTTCTCTAGCTTCATTTTCATCCATCTGCATAGGTTCATTTACAAGTGGAGGCATTACAACAGAATGTTTATGAAATACTTCCCATATAGGATTTACAAAATGATAAGGTGGTGCATAAGCCGTATTATATTCTGGGTTGCGTTTTAAGTAACTTCCATAAGCATAACGTCTAACAACAAACTCAAGTGGCAACATATCGCATTCGTTGTGTAGCATTGTACTTGGGTCTGTTTGTTTAATAAAAGATGTAGCTATACCATGTGCATCAAGCATTTTAAATACATTTGATGCTTGTTTTGTTTTTTGTATTCCTATATCAGTAAGTTCTTCTTTTTGAGCGGCATCACCGCCTGTTAAGAAATTTTTTGCAACCATCTTAACTGTAAAGGGTTCATCGCCCTTTTGAATTAATTTTGTTTTACCTTCAACTAAAATAGTCATATTAATTTTCTCGCTCCATAAGATATCATATAATCTGCACCAGCTCTTTCAAAAACATGGTACGTTTCTACTAATTGTTCAGGTGTGCTAATTCCTAACCATTCACCTGATACTTGAAATACACCACAAGGTTTACCTGTGATTTGTTTTATAGGTCCTATTAAATCTATACTAGTCATACCTGGTTTAACCATTAATTCATCAGCACCATCGTCTGCATAATTTACTGATTTGATAATAGCTTTATCTCTATCTGAAACATCTAATTGATAGGGTCTTACTATACCTTTTTCTATTCCCATTACATTACGCCAACCACTATAAAAACTAGATCTAAATTTTGTACTGTAACTCATTACAGGAATTTTACTATTAGCATTTTTAATATTTTTAACAGTATTTGGTTGACAATCACTAGGAGCAATTGTGGCCCCAGAAGCATTGTATATTTCTACTGCTTGTTCCAATAATAGCTCGTCTGTTTTATCTTGATTGCTTGTAACGTTACAATGCCCGTCATGTGTATAAGCACATAAACAAATATCTACATTTAGTTTAATATTAAGTTTAGCAAGAGCTTTTGCTGTCTGTGATACTAAAACAAAGTTATTCTTTTCTTTTAGTTTATAATCTGGAATATAAAATAGTAAAAATTCCTTAACTCCTAAGTCAATATCTTTTTTAACACGTTCAATAACATCTACAGGACCAAAAACTTTGTTATCATTATCTAGTCCCGAATCATGTGTTGTAGGACTAGAAAATATTGTTTGTACTACTCTCATCGTTTCACCCCAAAGTGTTTATATGTTTGTTGTACACATTTAGCTTGATAGTAACAATCTGCTAAGGCGTTGTGTGCGTCGCTCTGTATTGCTTTACGAGGGTCTGCAGGCATCATTGCAAACAATGTGCGACTGTCTCTTATTTGCCAGAAGTTCCAAGGTACTGGCTTACCTAACATTTCGTATAAGTTTTCTAACATACCATAATCAAACATAGGACCTTGAGCCCACAAGTAATCTAAACCAACACACCATTTATTTAGGCGTTGAGTTAATTCATTTAGGTCAACTCTGTCTTCATCACCTAGAGCTTCATCTCTAATATGTGCTTTTTGTTTAGCCCACCAGTTTAATGTATCTTGATCGATTGTACGACCTAGTTCGGTTTGGTCATCTACATTAACACGTAGATATAATCCATCATGTGGTTCGTCATCAGTAAAAGGATTAAATTTAATTGCACCAATTGTTAATATGGCAGAATTAGGTTTAACTCCTAATGTTTCTAAGTCAATCATTCCATGCATTATTCTCCTCCTCCAAAATCAAATAGTGTTTGAAAAGTATTATGTTGGAGTGTACTTGCTACGTCCCAGTTTAATACGCCAATTAAATTTCCTAGTTTATTATCAATAATAGTTTCTTCCATAGCTTCGTTATCAAATGGAAGTTCTTTAAACCAATCAGGTAAACGTAATTCGTCTGTTGGATATGCAACACTTGTATACCCTAATGGATTTTGTTTTAGTTTACAAACAATAACTTTCATACCATCTACAATCGTTTGGCTATACCTGTCGCCATTCATACGTTTTAATGTATTCCAGTTAATACTTGCTCGAACGTGTCCGGGCATATTTGCTTTGCCTTGTTTTTCTTCTTTTTTTCTATACTCTGTAACTTTATTAGCACGTTTAGGAGATCCTTTCTCATATCCAGGACGTAACTTAAAGTCTTTTCTAAATTCTGTAATACGTTCTAATACTTCAGATTCTTTTTTATCAGTTAATACCATAAGCAATAACTCACTTAAAAAGTTTTGCATAAACTCTGGTGTATCAGAACGTTTTAAATCAAGCCCCATGGCTTTTACTTTACCTGGTCCGTCAATATCTTTACGCATACCTTCTTCGTCATAAATTAATGTTGCATAACGTTTCTTTGTAATATACAATCCGTTTTCTGCAACAATTTCTCTACCTGCTTGAATTACATCTGCACGACCTTTAGGACAATGGAATGCTTTACCCATAAACTCAATAAATGTTTTATTAACTTCTTCTGCTACCTGATCATATAATTTAATAACACTTTCTTTAGTCCAAGGTATTGCTCCAGATTCTATTTCTTTTTTCAAAATTGGAAATGCAGAAAAGTATGCAGAATCTGTATCTCCGTAAATTATAGCATCACCAACATGGTCGTATGTGCCTGTAATAACTTTATTAGATTCTGCCGCCATATGTTTTGCAATTTGTCTACCGGTTAATGTAGTTGATTGCCCAAGACGTTTATCAAAAAATCTACAACCTGGATTTAAAAGTGCTCCATATAAACTGTTTAAATTAATTTTTTTAACAAGTTGTCGTTTATCCCAATATTCAATTTCAATTTTATTGCCAGCTTCAATGGCTTTTGTTTTCATTTCTTGCAGTTCTTTACGTTCTGCATACCAACGTTTTAATAATCCAGGTATAACACCATCAAACTCGTTTGTTAAAATAGTTCCGTTTGCTGTTAACATCCAAGGTTTACGACTATCAAATATTGCTTTATAAACTTCTGCCGCACTCATTATTTCTGAATCTGCATTTTCCCAATCAATTGTAATGTCAAAGTCTTTACGTTTTTCCATTACAGCTTCATATTCTAATGTACCGAAATGTCCTTCCCATGCTCCTGCAAATGATTTTTTCTTTAATGTCATTGCTTCTTCAACCATTGCATCTGTATCAATAGGACGTAATTGTCCTACAATAGTTGCTGGGTCCATATTCAATGCTCTAATAACACTTGGATATAGAGAATTTAAATCCATTGAACCTATCCACTTGTGTAAACCTTTTTTAGGAAATGCAACATAAGCCCCAGCCGCGGTTGCGTGTTCTCTATCATGCTTACTTCTATTAGGTACTTGTAATCCTCTACCATGTGCTTCGTTAATAATTGCTTGTTCTGTAACTGCTACTGCACCCATTGTAGTTTGCAGTAATACAGTATTTGCATGAGCTAGTTCATTACTAAGATCAATAAACTTTAATTTTTGATCTAGTTTGTCTAATAGTGCTACGTCTTGTCTATTATATTCAATAAACTTTTTAAAATCGTTTTTATAAAGTTCGTCTAACGTACCTTCATAAACTGTTTTCTTTTCACCTATTTCAGCTTCACCAATAGCATCCAGTCTATAAGAATGTGTTTCAGAGTATGTATATTTTCTATACAGTTCTAAACTATCTAAATGCACACGCCCTTTTAAATCATATGTTTCAAGTGTACGCCCATATTTTTCATATTCACGTTTCTTAGGTAGTTGTCCCCAAAGACAAAATCGTCTTGTGTCGTCTTTGCTTAATACTCTGCTTACTCTATTAACTGTATAAGGAATATCATAACCTTCTGAGTTCCAACCACTTAATATATCAGCGTCTTCAATTAAGTCAAGAAATGTTTTTAACATATCTTCTTCTTTTTCAAATAAATGTGTATTCGGAAAGTCTTTAGTTTGCTCTTTAGCTTCTTCCATTGTAATTGTTTTCGGTGGAATTGCTAAAGTAACAAGTGTATCCATCCATTGTAGATGTACACTAATTGCTGTTATTGGCATAAACGGATCTGAAGGATCAGCAAAGCCACGTTCAGGATCAAAGTCCGTTTCAATATCCCAAAATGCTACGTTGAGTTTTGGAGCATCTTGATTAAGATAATTTTCACTTAAACATTGGAATATCGGATTTATATCGCTTTCAAATAATTGCTTTGTATTATTAATAGCGAGTTCTTTGCGGAATTCTTTAGTTGACTTTGATACTATTCTATTTAAAGGATCACCGTAAATGCTTTTATGCTTTCCGCGAGGATCTTTATAATAAAATGTATATTTTATAGGATATTCTGTGAAATGTCGTTTTCCTTCTCTGCGTTCTACAACACGGAGTAGGTCAGCGTCACGATCAAACATAGCGTCTACATAACTCATAGTGACGCCTCTTTGTTATTTTGTTCGTAGTCCTTTAGGACCGTACCAAAAGTATTCTTTATCATTTATTGCCTTATCATCTATCCAAACATCGTAATGGGGTTTTCCCATTTTAATTGATGTAAATTTAACTCCCCAGCCTTCTAATTGTGCCTTAGTAAACCCTTGCCAATCTTTGCCAGACCTTGCACCTCTGGCTGTCCAATAATGTACTTCGTTTCCATCATCAAAGAGTTTATTTAAAATTTCTATTCGTTCCTTAATTGGTTTACTTTCTTCATAATTACTACCATCAGTATAACATATTGTTCCGTCTATGTCTACCATATAGATCATAAAAAGAGTCGCCAAATTGCAATACCATTCATTATTGAAAACCACGAACATAATAGTATTACAAATGCCGCCTTTCGAATTATTGCACTAACCACGCCCAACATAGATCCAACAAAGTACATCGGAATAAAAAGTTTAGTTGCAGGGTCAAGTACAGTATAGGTTAATATTGCACTAGCTGAAATCAAAAAAGTTGCCTCAACCATTTCACAATAAAATGCCGTAGGACTTAATCGATGACTTTCTTTAAGGAAATTTGTTACTTTACTTAAAATTATCACTTATCTTTGCCAAGCGTAACTATTAATGTTTCCAAGTCGTCAAATGCATCTGAATGAGCTTGCCAATCATGTTTATGTGCAATTTTAATTGCTTTATTAATTAAAGCTGGCTTCATATCCAACTCTTCTGCTACTGCTTTTACTGTATCTTTAAGACCAGCTTGTAGATCTTCAACTTCTTGAAGAACAGTACCTCCTTCGTTGACCAAACGAGTAAGTTTGTCTTTTTCTTCGGGTCCGTATACGCGATCACTCATGTTTACCTCCAGGTTAATACTACATTATAGTATACTTTTCGCATTTTGTCAAGTTTTATCTTGCTTGTTCTAATTTAATTGATATATTTCCTGATATAACAACTCGATTATGTTCACATTCTTGTTTTGGAACGTAATGTGAAACAGTTCCAGGAAATATAATTATTAAACCAGTATTTGGTTTAATATTTCTTCCTGCCCCCGGAAAAATTAATGGAGCACACTTTGGACAAGCATCTACATAATATATAAATGACCAAAGTGATGGCCAATGGGCGTGTGGATTAGTATTGTCTCCAGTTTTATAAATTACTCCCCAAGCATCTGTGCAATATGTTTCTCCAGTAGGATATGGATGAACTTCTTGTTTAAGTGTATCTATTGCAAAATCAATTATTAGTTTAAAATATTCATTCTTATACATATCCCAAGTAGTCATATCAGCTTTAACGTTTGTTTCGTGATTTTGTTGGTCACCAAGGTCACGTATAATATTTGTTAAGAGTTCTTTAAACCCTTCAGCCTTAGGATATACGTTTGTATGTACAACCATTGGTTCTGTAAATAAAAATCGTTCTGAGTTTATCATAAATTTACTGCTACGTTTCCGGCTATTGAGAATCTATTATGATTACATTTATGTGGTGGAACAGCATGAGCTATCCAACCAGGAAATATAATTAATAATCCTGTTTTAGGAAAATGAAGGTTTGCGTCTTGACAATTTGGAAATACTATCGGTGCACAATCCTTACAAGCATCTATATAGTAAGTAAATGCCCATGTTGCCGGCCAATGATAATGTGGTTCTAATCCTAATGTCCAAGTTTCTTTAGAAGTGTTAGGCTTATACAATACACCCCAACAGTCAAGTATATATGGATCATTATTAAATCTATCCATATTAGGAAATAATGGTAGAGCTTCTTTTATTGTGTCTAGAGCAAAGTCTGTTATTTTTTTAAAGTATTCATTGTCTTGAAAGAGTTTACGAAAATTAGCTGATTGCGGTCCTTTATTTATTGTTGAGTTTACAAAGGTAGTTTGCGTAGGTTCTTTATGATATGTTTGTTCTATTTTATCGTAGTCTAATATAATTTTACTTAATAGAGGCTTTATAGTTTCAGCATCAGGATATGTGGTTGTAAATATATCACCACCTTCTAAAAATTGTTTTGTGTCAGAATTAATCATAATTTTATTGCTACGTTTCCTGCTATTGATATTCGGTCATGTTCGCACTTATGCGGACCAACGCTATGTGTTACCCAGCCTGGAAATATAACTAGGTCCCCTGTTTTTGAGTTAATAGCATTTCTATTGTCAGTATTAGAAAATACTAACGGCGAACAATTTTCACAAGCATCTATATAATATGTAAAAGTCCACGTTGCAGGTATATGTCTATGTGGATGTAATCTTGGTGTATTAGCTACTCCTGGACCTCTAGATAAAAAAGATTTATTTAATACACCCCAAACATTTATTATATAAGGTTCAACAGGCCAACTTGTAATCTTGCTATCATTGTTTTTATATGTTTCTATATCTGGAAATGATGGTGTGCATTCTTTAATAGTTTTTATTACAAAGTCAGTTATTTTTTTGAAATATGAGTCTTTAAGCATTACTTCTATTGAGTCCAAGGGTACTAACGGTGCCCAAGAAGTTTTCTCTTGCTTGTTATAAGTGTTTATTAGCTGTGTTAGAAACGGTTTTACTGTATCAGCGCCAGGATACGTATTCTGATAAACTTCACCAATTTCGTTAAATTCTTTTTTTGTTAATGCTGACATTAACAATACTTATGTACTGCTATTGTCCTTAGATTCGTCTTCCGACTTATATTGCCATTCGTCAGTATGTCCTACTGTCCATTTATCAGTATTTTCAACTTTATAATTTTGAGTACAAACTTTAAAGTCAACTGGAAGAGTTTTTCCAGGGATTAAACTTGCGTCTTTCCAAATTATTCTATTATTCGGTTGTGCCGCAAACTGTCCATTCTCAAGTTTAATAATATTAAATGATTTATGTTCAGCATCATATTCGGAAAAGTTTATATCTGTAGAATTTTTATCAGCATGACAATTATCTATAGTAAACATATATTCGCCTTGATGCATTTTACGATCCTTACCATAGAACGAACAAGCACCTAGCATTTGTTTTTCTACTACTGTAAAGTCGTAGTCAAAGCAATCCCATAGTTGTAAGATATGTAAAGGAAGCTGTTCTCCAAATAATTGTTCTTTCCAAACGAAAGCTGATAGTGGGAGTTTATCGTATAGAGCACCGTATTCAGTTAATAATGTTTCAAAGTATAATGCTTTTCCTAATACACTTTTTACGCTTATCCAAATACCAGGAGTTACTTCTCCGTGACCTTTCTCAAGGTCATATAAGTATTCTTTTTTTACAAGTACGTGTATTGGGGGTATAACCCCAACAAGAAAAGCCATACGGTCTCCATTCAGATATATTTATTTAAAATTTCAATTATGCGTGGGATTTTTGTTGAGCTGAATCAGCCTGTTTCATTAACATTTTAAACTTTGTAAACAACTGTGGGTCGTTCATAATGACTTGAAGTTTTTTTGTATATGGTGCTATTGATTTAACTAAATTAGGAGGTATAGTGCCTCCTGCTGAAATTTTATCTAAACCTTTAGCTACTAATCCACCACTAGCTTTACCACCGCCAACACTTTTTAGTGTTGTGGCTCTTTGTGCAATTTTAGTTGTATCTTTAGGATTTGTTTTATGGCCGTGTGTTTTGCCTTTGTGTTTCTTTTGAATCCCTCCTGCTGGAACGTTATGTTGTGTTTGTCCTGTTTTTGGGACCACATTAGGAACTGCATTTGCTTGACTTGGTTGTTGAGTTGGTTGTTGAGTTGGTTGTTGAGTTGTTTGTGGAGTTGGAACCACACTAGCAACTTTATTTACAGCATTACTTCTCTTTGCCTTAGTTGCGGCCAAATTAGCACCGGATTTTTTAAGATCTTGAGCACTTCTCTGACGTGCCCCCTTTGCCCATTTTCCTGCACCCGTTGCCGCCGCTCTAGCCGCCGCCGCTACTGCTGGTAATATTTCATTAATTTGTTTACCAGACATACTTTCAGTAATATACCGATGTTTCTTACCAAAGTTAATTAGTGCATCGTTTTCAAATTGGTTAAATTTCATTAAAATCTCTCAACCGGGTCGAGTTTATTTTTATTAAAATATATTAATTTTCCACCGCCGAAAGCTATACCGTAGTAGCCGGCTTTGTTTTTGTCTCTGACTACTCCTACCTTCCCAGCGAATTCATTATTTCCTAATATTGTTTTTTTAATTTTTACCCTGTGTCCGATTAACTCATCTTTTGTCGTGCCAGTTTTTTGTGGAGCGTTCCAAGAACCTATTTTAGCTGGTGCCGTTTTATGGCCGCCCTGTCCTGTTGCAAATTTTGACATAACTCCACTAACACTTTTTGCTATGTTACCCAAGTTTCCTACAGGTTTCTCCCTGGCAGTCCTTACCGATTGGGGTGCCCAATTAGTTGGATGATATCCTTTTTTTGGGGGGCCTACTTCTTCTAGCTTTTCATTTAAGTGATGTTGTAGTCCATCTTTATATTCTGATTCCTTGTTTACTAAATCAGTTAAAAATTTAGTAAGTTCTTCTATAGTATCAAACTCACCTATTTGTTTACCATGTTTAAATGCTTTAAAAGGTTCGCCCTTCATTTTTGTACTATGAATTCCGTACTTATTCATATCTGGGGCAGGGTTTCTCTCTTGTCCTTCAAATGTTGTATCATTAAATTTATCTGCATAATCAAGATGATGATATACAGTACTTAGATAGTCAGATGCTTTTGTAATTTTAGCCGAAACCCATCCTTCTAACCCGTCTTCCTCATTCATGCTTTTAAGCATATCGTGAAGTTTAATAGAATACTTTGCGGCTTTATATAGTTCAGCTCTAGCAAGTTGTATTTCGTGATCCTGCTCAACTTTGTGAGCCATATCTGCTAAATCTTCTTTAACTACTTGTTTTGTAAACTCTTTTTCTCGCATTATAATATCCTTTATCGACTTACAGTCGCTCCACCCATTAAGTTGTTACTCATATCTAAAGCATTAACGGCCGTTCCATCAGCTTTTTTCTTTTGTGGTGCCTTAGGTAATCCTTTTTTATCCTTTGGTCTGTGTCCGTATGCTTGTTTAGGATTAACCACTGTAGCAATATTGCCGGCACTTGTTGCACCAGCTGTAGCTGTTTCTTTCATACCATTATATAATTCTGCTTCGTAATCTTCTTTCTTATCAGCATCATAATTAATTTTCCATGCCGCTAATTCTCTATAGCGTCTCTTTACTTCACTAGCAAGTTCAGGGTCGTCATGCATATAACGTTCTAACCCATAAAGAGCTTTAATTTTAGCTTGGTAATCTTCTAAATCTTTAACTTTAAAATCAGCTTCTAATATTTTAGCAATCTCTTCGTTAGTTAAAGACTCTTTCTCGTCTGGTTGTTTAGCAGTACCGAATTCTTTTTCATCTTCATCAGACCAATCATCGTCTTCTTCATCAGGATCGACTTCATTTGGCCAATTCATTGGATCTTGTAATGGTTCAATTCGTCCCCAGTATTGATGATCACCTGCATAGTCTTTAGTTGAATCATAAAACTCATGATCAGCAGGTCTATCACTATTTTTACCGTCTAACCATATGTCAAATGCTTTGTCATAATTTTCTGCAGGTACTTTATAAAAATGTAATTCTGTTGGTTGGTCCATAATAATATGTGTGCCACGAGCGCCACTATCATAGTCAGTTGGATTCATATAATTACGGCCTATTGGATTTGCTTTATGCCAAATTTGCGATTGTACTCTATCATCGCTTTCATCTTCTTTAATTCCTTCGTTAGCGTCCCACGGATGTTTCCAGTCACGTGGTTTAGTAGTTTTACCTAATGCATCTGTAGGAACTTCAAGATCAAGTTCATCACGACTCATGTATACTTCAACACCGCTTTGAAATTCTACTTTGTATAGTCCTTGTTTAGGATCAGCGTGTATTATTTTTACTCTTTTACCTTGAGATGTTTTTACAACAGTTCCAACACGATCGTCAATAAATTCTTTAATGCTTTCAGATCCGTTTCCTGTTCTTTTATATACGTTTTGTATTTTGTTAATTGCGTCTGGCCAACCATCTACAATAACTCTTGCCATGCTTTCAGCTTTGTATTCATCTTTATTTAATACGTGTTGAGCCATTTCTAACCCATAGCCTAAATGAGCTTGAGCGACTCCTAAAAGTCTTGCTGGATGGTATTCATCACTTTCATCTTGTATATCTTCTTGTGGTTGTGCTTCTGGCTCGTCGTCTGATACATAGTCATAAAGTTTTTTACCACCATATAAAATTGCAATAATTGCCGTTGCCGGTAATGCCCATTTTATTGCCACTTGTGCAAGTGCTTTGATAGTTTCACTATCAAGCATATCACCTACAAGTTCTGTGATGTCGTCAATTAACTCATCAACTTCCATGTAAATTTTTGCGCCTACACCTAATATTGTAGCCTTAATAGGATGTTTAAGAACTTGTTTTCCTACTCCTTTTACTACGCTTCCTGCGCCTTTGCCACCTTGTTTAATAAGAGGTTTGGCACCTTGAGCCACTTTTTTAGCCACACTAGCTCCAGCACCAGCTCCTTTTTTAAGTATGTCTTTTGCACCTTTTCTTCCAAGGAATCTAAGTACATGAGGAGCACCTAGTCTAACAGCCGCACCTAATGCCGGTATTAGTAATGGTAAAAAAGCAAGTTCAGTTAAGTACTTGACATCTGCTTCAGTTAAATCGTCTTGGTGTTTTGCTTTTCGTGGAATTATCTTAGTTTTATCACCATGAGATCCAGCGGCACCGCTCTTTTTAATGTCTTGCATTTGTTTCCAATTAGGATCGCGGGGTTTTACTACCTTGCCACCTTTATATTTTTTAAGCTCTTCAAATCTCATAATATTTCCTTGCTTTAAGTATTTATGCTTTAGCTAGTTTAGTGGCTGTAGCATACATAACTGCTTTAGCGTCATCACCATAGCGTTTTGAGAAGCCTTTTTTGTCTTTTTTCATGCCCTTAACAATACGTTCTTTGCTTTTTTCTTCACCCTTAGATAGTGAGCGTTCTGTAGCTGGATTTCTACCTTTTCTAGCGTGTGCTCTTGGAGAATGTTCAATATCATGAATAGTATAGTTTTTGCCATCATATGAAACATCTTTTCCGGATAAAAGTTCGTAAATTTTAGCTAATAATCTTGGATCGTATTCTTTTCTTCCAAATCCCTTTTGTGGTTCTTTAATTTTATCAGCAACAAAGTCTTTAAAATCAGAATAATGCATCTTTAACTGACCTTCAGTCATGTTTTCTGAAAAATATTGTTTTAATTGTTTTGCAGTTCTTTCGAATTTATGATCTTTATGTTTAAATCCGACACCGCCAGCCGCTTCCCATTTTGCAATATTTTGTCCAAAGTCATCTATTAAGATATTTGGTGTTCCATTTGGTTGTATAGCGTATTGTTTTTTGTTAGTTGTAATAATAACTTTATCAGGTGGGAAATCTTTTAAATGTTTCTTAGCCCATTCTTTTTTACTAGGCTCAACTCTATGATCGTCTGCCATAGGTGCAGAAAGAATATTATAATTGCCTTTAATTTCTTTAATAATGCCTAATAAGTTAAAAGCATTAGGGGCTGGGTCTAAATTAACCCAAAAATCTGGAGTACTTCTAATTTTATCTAATCCTAAATTTACATTTTTAATCTCTCTCCAGTCTTTAACTCCCATTAATTTAGTCCAGGCACTAAAGAAGTCAACAAGTACTCCATCCATGTCAACATAAATTTCAGATTGTTTGCTTACATCACTTATCTCTGCTTCTTGTAGGTTATCTGGAACATCAAATTGCCATACTTTACCCTGACCAGTTGTTCTTATTGCCGCAGTAAGTCTTGTATTACCGCCTACAAGCTCTAACCATCCATCACTATAACTTGCAACAATAGGTAATTCAATTGTGCCTGTTTTTAATTGTTTTTCAACTCTTTTTTTCCTTACAGGATCTATTTTATCCCAGTCTTTTACATCACCAGCTTCAGTATTTTTAATCTTTTTAACTGTTTCAGTATCATAGTCTACTACGCTACCTTGTTTAGCAAGAGCAATCCATTTCTCTTTACCTATATTTTTAAATTCCTTGTAACGTTTTGCTTCGCCCCATTCAGTATCAAAGTTAGGGTTAGTATATGTAATAGAGTTTTCTGATTCTGTCATGCCCAAGTTAAAGAGCGTGTTAGGTTTAGTATTTTTGTGAGCTTTTTGGTGCATGAAATATGCAGGCTTACCATCTTTGTCAACTTTATTTCCGAATTTAGCGGCTTGTATTTTTGTTTCGTCAGGTCCAACGTCAGCAGTCGTATTAACTCCCGGAACAATTCTGCCGACACCTTCGTATAACTGACGTAATTTCATTAGGCCGCCCAAACATGAGTTGCACCACGTTCCTTACCAGTACGTGCAATTTGGTTCATCATCATTATTACTTCGTTAAAGTAACCTTCACGTTTGCCGCCACCGATCATTGTAGCACCGCCACCACTTTTATCTACTGTAGTAGGTTCTTCTGCTGAACGTTTGCCTATATGTCGTTTTAACCATTGAGTAGTGAATGCAATGAACTCGTCTATAGGGACATTACTGTCTGGATCTCCAAATCCAAGCTCATCAAATACTTCACGCATATTTGAATTAGACAAATTTAAATCTAAGTCTGGATTGTAGTCAGGATTTTCAGGTGGTTCTTCATCACCATACATATACTTGTCTGAATTTTTATAAAAGTCATCACCATAACGACTTCCTGAATCAGTATCACTAGTCCAGTAACCTTTTTCTTTGTCCTTATGACCTGCGGCAAAGCTCATACTTTCGATGATACCTTCTACTACTGCGCCTAAGTCTTTTATTTTCATTATTTGCGTCCCCTAAATGGTATATTATTAGTAACCATATACGGTCTGCTAAACCAAAGTCTGAACCATTCTTCTGTGCCTGGTTCAATACCCTGTTCTTTTTCTTTTTTCTTTAATGCCGTGGCAGTTACACTAGGATTCTCGTCTATTTTGTATTCAGAGTATCCTTGAAACTCGTTAATCCCTGCTAATTGTTTTAATCTGTCTATATCCATTTTACTTTTTATCTATTCCACAATATTTACTTGCTTCGTCTACTTTGCCCATGCTAATTTTATGAAATGTCTTCATAATGTTTTTATGCTTTACGTTATTCGGGCATGAACATTGCCATTGGTACATCGCTTCGCATTTTACACAATATCTAGACTTTAGTTTACTGATTGGGTTCTCCTTCAGTTCGGGTTACGTTATTTGAATCAAAAATTAATAAACCTTCAACAGCTTTATCACTAATTACTCCGTCATATCCTGCTTGTTTTAAGTCCATTGTTAGTATTGCTGAGTACATTTTATCTCCAGTATACTCCCAAGGTTTAAGTCCCATTTTTGCTTTGATATCTGCTACTTCGTCGCTTTGATAATCAGCTATTTTTAGCCCTGGCTTTACTTTATACTTAACAATCTCACCGTCAGCACCATGATGTATTGAAAATGCATTCGCGGCTGACTCAGTCCATGTAAGATAAACTCCTCTACCTAATGCACCTAGTCCTAAACCTTTGCCACCCTTGCCTTCTCCACGATAAAATTGTCCATCTTTTTCTTTATATAAATGTTGATAAAAATCTGCTTCAGATTCTATTACTTGTATATCTTCTTCTTGTATTCCTAATCCAGAACGTACTTTATTATATAACATTCTTGCTACTTTAGGATCTGTACTACATACTCCGCCTTTAAATGATTGAAGATCTCCATCAACTGCCGCTTGT